AATTAATAAATAATATATATATATTATGTTCGAAAAAAATTGAAATAATATGTTTTTGATGCTCTGTTTTAGGAAGTCGACAATTAGTCATGATAGACGCTATTACAATTATTATAACAGCGTTTCTTTTCGAATTATTAGGTATCAATTATGATTCTGATAATGGAATGGCAGTGAAATATAAGGACGAAATAATTGAACACTCATCAGTATTTGAAAAACAAATTGTGAAAGTCAATGATAACGTATATAGTGCAATTGGTTATGGTTTGTCAAATTCGATTATGATTAATGGAGAAAATGGATCAATTTTTATAGATACAATGGAAAGTATTGATGCTGCCAAATCAGTTGTTGATGATTTTTCAAAGATTAGTAATAAACCAACAAGAGCTGTTATATATACGCATTATCATTCTGACCATATTTTTGGAACAAGTGCTTACATAAATAATTCAGATAATTTTATAATAATTTCCCATAAAAACATGATTAATCATATTGATAACCTATTCAGCGTAATACAAGAAATTGCATACGTAAGAGGTATGAGACAATTTGGTAAATTTATTGGTAAAAATAATATCGGATGTGGTATTGGCCCACATGTTAAATTTGGTAATGGTGAAAGAATAAGTGTTATATATCCAAACATAACATTTGATAAATCATTAAATATAACAATTGAAGGGATTAAATTTGAAATTTATTCATGTCCAGGTGAATCCGATGATCAAATTTGTGTCTGGTTACCAGATTATAAAATATTATTATCAGCTGATAATTATTATGAAGCTTTTCCTAATCTATATACAATTCGTGGTTCTGAAACTAGATTTATTAGTCATTGGCTCAAAACTTTGGAATTTATGATATCATTAGAACCAGAAATTCTCGTTCCAAGTCACACACTTCCAATATATGGAAAAGATGTTATTAAAACAAGATTAACAAATTATAGAAATGCAATTAAAATAGTTAATGACCAGACAATAAGATATATGAATAGAGGATTAGAACCAAACGAAATTGCAGAAAAAATAAAATTACCCAAATATTTATCAAATCTATCTTATTTAAGACCATGGTATGGAAATATAGAACATTCTGTTAAGGGTATTTTTAATCAATATCTAGGTTGGTTTTCTGGAAAAGCGGTACATTTAAAACCATTATCAAATTTCGAGTATGCAACCAAAATATTATCCTTGGTAAATGATATTAATATATTATATGAACACGCTGTAAATGCTTATAATAATGAAGAGTATCAATGGGCATTAGAATTAGTAACTATATTAAAAACATTAAATAAAAACAAAGATTTTAAAAATCTAGACGAATTAAATAGAAATATTTTAATAAAAATGGCAGAAAATGAAATTAGTGCAAATACAAGAAATTATTATTATTCAGAAGCTTATGAGATATTCAATAAAATTAAACCAGGTAAAATTGAACAAGAAAATTTATTTGATAATAATAGTATCGAAAATATTTTAAAAATGATGACAACTAGACTAATTTTTGAAAAGGCTGAATATATTGATATGGGTGTTAATTTCAATTTTACTGATATAAAAAAATGCATGTCATTACATGTTTATTATGGTGTGTGTGATTTTTATAATTTTTGTAAAAAGCATTTTACAAATATAACAACAACAAGAGATGTTTGGATTGAAACTATTTCGAATGTAGGAAGTATATTCGTTAATTATTATTTGGGGAAAATATCATTTGATGGTAATTTTTTAGATTTACTTGGTCTATACTCCTTTTTTGATTTATTCGAAAGACCATAATATTAATAAGATAAAATTTGTTATACTTCAGAATAAATATGCACATTATTTTTAACTAATAAATATATTTTTTTATTATCAACATTTATTCTTTTATTATATTTCACATTAATTTTATGTGATTTTGGAGAAACATCAATTTTTTGTGTTATTTTACCATAATAATTAATACAATAAACATTATATCCAATATATAAAAATATTCTATATTTATTTACAGCTATTGAACATATCAAATCCGTATTAAATTTTATGTTATTCAAATTAATAACATATTTGATTTTTTTATTTGTTATTTTAATCATAATTATTTTTTTACTCGAATTATACAAATCTGTAATATAAATATAATTATCATATATACAAAAATCGTTACGAGTAGGATTATCCATTTCACAAAACATATTTGTTTTTAATTTATAATATTCATAAATATGAGAATCTGCACAAGAAAAATAAAGTTTATTATTATAAAAATGATATTCTATAATTTCTGTTTCAGAACTAACTATACGAATTGGGTAATGAACATATTCGTAATCAATTTTGCTAAAAAAAATATTATTATCTTGTTTGATATATAACATGTCATCATAAATAATTATTTTATTTTTGAGTCTATTTATTTCTTTTAAAGGATTTGACACCTCGTAAGATACTACTTCCGTTTGTTTTCTTATAGAATTATATAAAATTGATCTGCAAACTAGTAAATTTCTGATTTTATTCGATTTATATCTTAATGAATTAATTCGTAAGTAATTTTCAATATTATCACCTTGAAAATAATTATTTTTATTTATAGTAAATGTTCTTATTAATTTATAATCTTTTCTAAGATATGATAATATCATTTCGATTAAATCATCCAATAAATAAGATCTTAAAATATATACTTTACTATCTAAACATTTTGTTCTTCTATAAATCAAATTGTCTTTAAGATTCCGAGGAGTTCCACATAAACATGATATAAGTGCGTCACTTAAACCATCTAAATAGCATACATCGCATGTCCATGTTTCGTCACTCATTACTTTTATTATTTAAAATTATTTAAATTATTAGAGAATTATTTTCAATTTTTATTATTTTAAACAAAACAAATTAAAATAAAATAAATTGAATATTCATTATCAAAAAATATTATGTCAAATATTATTCTATTTTTTTTTATTTTTAACAATTAGTGACAAAATTTGATATATATAAATAAAAAATTAAAATTGAATTAAAACTTTTTCTTTTTCAGTAAAAACATATAATCTATTTCTTACTGAAAAATAAAATTTTTGCTATAAAAAAATATATCAAAATAAAGTTTAAAAAAAGTACTACGATTTCATCAATTGTTTGCATTAGTTCACCAAAATAATTAATTATATGAATGTCAGTATCAAAAATTAAATATATGAAATATTTATAAACTTTTATTTCATAAAAACAAAATTTATTTTTGTTTTTGATTTTTCCAAATTGATATTTTCAATATTTTTCTCATCATCTATTATTCTAAAAAATACTATCTCTTTCAATTCACGGATTTTGTCATGTACATATGATCTCAATATATACAAAAAATTCCACGAGCATTCATATTATAGAAAACTCGACAACGTGACTGATTATATTCATAAATTTTATAATCCTTTAAATAAAATAAAGATTCCTACAATAAATTTCGCAATTATATAGTCTTTTCATCTGATTTAAAAATATTGTTTAATTTATAATTTATAATACAATAAATATTATAATAATATATTAAAAAGAAGATTTGATCATGTTCAATTATTTTTTTACCTAGTTAATCGATATTTTTGTGATAATGTAGCAAACGTATATTCTTGTTAATTTTCACATAAGCCACTTTTGAGATTATATATTATATGATTTTATTCAATTTGGGTTAATCAGGCTTGAAAAAGAGTTAACATGTGGTTTGTCTTCTTTTATTACTTTTTGAATATAACCATATCTTCTAATTTTTTTACTTTTTCAAATTCATAATTCACAACAAAATATTGTAAGATAATTTAATTTGAAATTTCCGGAAAAATATTTTCTGAAAATTTATTAATTCAAGATATATTTGGATTTAAAAATATCATAATTTTTAATTCAACGAAAATTTATGACCCATTTGTATGAGCACCTTCATTAAAGATCTTTGAAAGAGAGATAAATAAAGAATGATTATTTTAATTTTTTAATCGTAAATATTTAATAAGAAAAATTTTCATTAGAATAAATCATATCTTTAATTTTCCATAATTTGTTATCAATACAAATAGATAACGCCGATTCGCTTCTTTCATTTGTGTAATTGATGTTACATTTTTGATACTCTAGAATCTTAATAGCAACATTTTTCATCTTGTTTAAACAACTTAACATTAGTATCGTATATCCATCATTACTAATTTTTTCAATTATATTTTTCATTTTAAAATCAGATAATAGATAAAATATTATTTGATATGTGATTTCAAAATTATTTTTCGAGTTATTAAAAGGAGAATATTGGAAATTTTTTAGTATAATGTGTAATAATGTTTCGTTTTTATTATTATATTGATTAATATTAACAAATTTATTAATAATGATATCATAAATGATTTCTTGAATCTTTTGACACTGATCATATTCTAAATATTTAAACTGGTTAAACATATACATAGGCCAATTATTCCCTTCACAATCAATAATACCAAAATCCAATTCAAAATATTTATTAAATTTCATAATAATTTTTGGATTAGCATAAAATATTAGGGATCTGTCATACAAATCGAGATTATTAATTAAATCATAAATTACATATTTTGTCTTATCTAATTTTTTCATAAAATTGATAAAAAATTTATAAAATCTATCTGTCATATTAGATACAATAAGGGATAAACATGTATTTTTATTTTTGTTCATTTTATATAAATTTAAAGAACTATGCTTTAATAATTTTTCGAATATTTTCGTATCATTAATTTTCATTGCATATATTAATGCGTTATTTTGATCACTATCAAATTCATTTAATAAAATATTATTCCTAGATAATATTTTATTAATTATTTTTATGTTTTTTAATTTACAAGCCTTTATTAATATTGTTGTGTCAATATATTTTTTAATATTATCAATATATTCTTCTTGAAAAACTTGAAATTTTACTAAATTATGGGAATATTTAAATTCATTAGGATCATTATAAATTTTATGACAATAGTCATTATCATATTTTGATTTTTCATATGATTTTTTTAAGAATTTTTTAAATTCCAAATAATTTTCATAGTCAATATAATCATATTTGTTTTGATAATTTTTTAAATTTTCTAAAAATCTGATATTTTTATGATCTATTGACTCATCTAATTTATCATAATTATTTGAACTTGATATATTACTAATTGTGCTTGTTTGGCCGAATAAACTAGTTGAATCAACAGAACTAATTTTGGATTCATAATTTGATTTTTTTGATCCGGATGAACTCAAATCAAGATACAAAGCAGTAATTAATTGATTATTTTTTTTATGATCTTTTTGTTCGATATATATCTTATAATCTGCAGTATCTTTATAATTTTTTGGATAGATTTCCATGTTATTTTTAGAGTAGGGTATATCAACTCGACATTCTGGAATATCCAACAAACAATTAATTATGTCGATAGCAGCATGTGAATTATCAAATGCGTGCATAATTGCGCTCTTTTTTGAAGAATCAAAATGATTTATTGCCAAATTTTTGTTGGTTTTTATCATTAATTTAATAATATTCAAAAAATTTTCTTTAACGGCCAAAATTAATGCAGTTTCACCATCTTTATTGCAGAGATCAAATCTAACATATTTGTTTTTTAATATGTCAATTGCATATTTTTCTTGATGCAATATTATAGCTAACATTAATGCACTATTTCCAAATAAATTAGAATGGTTAATATGATATTCCGAATTAAATTTCTTATTATTAAGAAGAAGTTTAAATGATTTGTAGTCGTCATTTTTAATAGCAATCATTAAGGGACTATTTTTTGAATTATCAGTCTGATATATCTCCATGATTGTTTTAAATCGAAACATAAAACATATAATAAAATAATATAATTTCAATTTTTTATAAGTTACTTAAAAGATAAAAACATAAATACATATTATATGTATAAATTATTAACAATTTTTTTAGTTTTTTCTATAAATTTTACATCTTCTTTATTTTATCCAGTACATAATTTTTCGTATGAATTAAGTCCTGATGAAAATGAAGTGTTTGTGTCTTTTGAAACCTTTGGGAAAAAATTCGAATATAAAGCATCTAAAGAGGAAAATATTATAGCTTCTCATCACCATACTATGGTTCATGGACATGAACAATCTCATCTTCATGACCGAAAATTCAATGGTTATAAGTCAATTGGAACTAATCATTATGCGACTTTTGTCATAACTAATGATAGATTAACATATGCTTTAGTTTCAACTAAAGATGATAATTATGAGATTTTACCAAAAAGACATTTTATGAATCACGAAGAACATAGGGAAGCAGTTAAACCAATTGATTCCAAATTAATTGCATATTTACATTCAGAAGTGGATTGGAGTGGAATTAAATGTGGTTCAGAGCATGATAACTATGTTATAAATAGAGAACGTGAAGGAATAATAGGTGAAAGAACTGCAATAGATAACAATTCACAAGCAGCAGTTTTGTCGAGTAATAATGTACAAGCAGCAATCTCACCCATAGATCCTGTAACAAATAATCCGACTTTACCTAATGTTTTTCCAGAATTATGGAGTCCATGTTATCCTGGAAGTTCCACATTACATACAGAATATATTGGATTTGCATTAGACTATGGAGCATACAAGTTATTAGGAAGTGATATCAATAATGTACAAGCATATTTAACTAGTTTAATGATGAATTTAAATTATGTTTATGCAAATCAAGTTAATTTGTTTCTGTCACTTGGTGCCACATCTATTCAAACAGCTCCTGGCGGACCAGCATGGAATCAAGATGCGAGCAAAGGATGTAAGGATATTTCAAGTACATTAAATACTTTTACGGACTGGAGATATAGTGTTAAAGATGATCCCAACATGCAAGTTAGTGTATGGCATTTATTGTCAGCATGTTGGCAACCACCTGGTGTTGTGGGTTTGGCATGGATTGGATCATTATGTGATAGTAAATATGGTACTAGTGTTTCTTCATTATTTCCAGGAAATTGGGTAATTGTTGCACACGAATTGGGTCATAATCACGGTGCAAGTCATAGTTGGCCTACCGATCGACCTGATTTGATAGGAAAAGTTGGAGGAATTATGGATTATGGAAATGGAATATATCCACCAACAACAAGTAATGTTGGAGTTTACCAATTTCATCCAACTATTTGTAAATCTCCAGTTTGTAATGAAGTTACTGGAGCAATGGCAGGGCAATGTATTGCAGGTTGTCAACCTATATCTAAATGTTTTTCAACAAGCAAACCCGTTTGTGGTAATGGAATAGTTGAACCACCCGAAAAATGTGACGATGGGCAATTGAATGGAACTCCCAATAGTTGTTGTAATAAAAAATGTCAATTTAAACCTAAAACACAATGTGTTAGTGGCCGATGTTGTAAAAAGTGTAAATTTGCTCCCAGTCGTCGATTATGTGGACCAAATAATTCCGGTTATTGTGGACCTGAAGGAACATGTATAAAAAGTATGTGTGCGACATATGGTATGCCATATTGTGGTGTTGATCCAACAACAAATTGTACTGTAATGTGTATGGTTAATGATAAATGTAATAATATGAAGGGATGGACAGATAGTAGTACCGGTAAACCATTAGATGTTAAACTTAAAGATGGATCATTATGTTATAATGGAGATACACTAAAAACTTGTAAAAATGGTGTTTGCAATGGGAAATTATAATTTTAATTAAATAAAATTTACAAATAAATTTTTATTATTAAATGATTTGATAATAAAAATTATAAATAAATAAATTTATTCGACATATTGCTGATAAATTAATAGGGTATTATTTTTTGAAAGATAAATTTTATCAAAATCTATTGTAAATCCACAATTTACTACGCCATCAATTGCTATTTTCCCTATATTTTTACCTCTTTTATTGTAAACATATATGGCATTTTGCAGTTTTATGTATATGTATAACCCATTAACATACATTCTTGGTCTAAATTTCATAAAATCATCAATTTCAATTTCATATTTTTTTTCGATCAAATTATCAAATATATTTATTACATTTATTTCTTTTTTTGAAGATTTATAAATGTACAAAGAATTATTGAAAAGATACAAACAATCTTGAAAATATTTATATTTGAAATTAATTAGATTTGTTTCTTCATTAAGTAGATTTTTAAGAATTATTTGCGATCCAAAGTTAGAATATAATAGGTAATTTTTATAGCCAAAAATTTCTTCTATTTCAAAATCAATATTGCATATATGTTTAATCATTTTTTTTTTGTAATTATACAGATATATACTTTTAGTTGTTGCGATATATATATCATCATCAATATTACAAATAGTTGCTATGTTATCATTGAAAATTTCGAATTTATTTGTATATTTTTCAATTTCATCATAAATATGTAAAGTATTCAACCCATAAAAATATAAATAAATTTTATTATCATGTTTGATAATTTGGAAATTGTTTTTTAGAAAATTTGATTTTTCAAAATTATATTCGGAAATTAATTTAACATTATTGAAATCAAATATATATTCAAAAATCAATTCTGTAATATCATTAATTAGAAATAAGTTTAACAAATTATATATATTATTTTTATAAATGTCCATTAATATAATTACATATTATATTTATTA